AATGGCTTCATGATAGACCTGCTTTGCTGCAAATTGAATTGAATGCTGTTGGTAGTCGAACCAATTTTGTAGCTCCTCGTCGTCGCTAGCAATGGAGTTCTGTCGGTTCTTAGTGTCTTGTAGCCTAGCCTCACGGAATACATATTCGTCTGTGAGGGCAGAGGGCTCTGCATAACGCTGAGAGAACTCTTGGAAGCTAAAGCTTCTGTGCCGTAGGATTTGTCTTGCAATGTCACGTGTTGTAGTAATTTCTACACATGCAGAAGCCATTTCAAATACTGAGTAATGCCCATGCTTCAGACAGTAGGATAACAGACCTCCTACTTCCTTCTCTTGATTTTGTGGGGCGGAAACCCGTGCACAATAGGCAATCACCTCTTCTGCATTCGGTGTTGCCCACACCAGTTTAACTGTCGACTTGAGGCTGTTCGTTTCTTGCATGTTCTAGTTCTTTAAGGGAACGCTTTAGTTCCTCGTAGGCTTCTTGCTCGTCCATTAGACGCTTCCTATAACGAACATCGTGTCCGTTGTTCTTAGAGAGAGCGTCCTCTTGTTGTAGGCGTTTACGTTGCGTTTTAGACATCAAAATATGAATGAAGCTTTTCTTCCTGTTCCCAAATCTCATCAATGAAAGCATCAACAAGCTCCGCTGATGTCACCCCTAATAGGTCTAGAAGGAGTTCCTCAGGGAGCTGTCGTAGCTTTTCTAAAAGCTCAAATTTATCCACGGGTTAGATTGGAACACCCAACCCTCGTAGTACACCAGCGAAATAGCCAAAGCCTTCACCTGTCCAGCTATGGAGCAGACCTAGCATAGTTGCTGTCGCTCCTGCAAACACTGCTGCTCCGCCTAGTACAACGCGAGCTTGCCAGCTCCCAGCTTTATAGGCAGTGTAGCCAAGCATAACAATGAACAGAGATACAATAGTGTAATAAGCATATAGGTAAATCAAGTCTTGTTCCTCTTTTCAATTTCACGGGTGAGATACCACACAGCTTTCTGTAGGTCCTCCACACCATTCTTTAGATCGGCACGCCACAGATACTTCATGGCGTTGCCAAGAAGAAAACCCATATGTTCTGTAATTTGAATGCATTCTACACCTGAAGGATGCGAGGTGTAGTGCTTTGGATGGTTTACAACATCATGCTTTGGTACAGGATTAGGCCAAAATTCCGTCTGTTCCCAATCACGAATGTCAACTTCTGAAATAGCACTCATTATTTCTCCTTAACAATAATCACTATAAGATTTCCAGACATGTCCACATGTGAAGCAGTGCCACATAATCCAGTCATTTCCACCATCGTAGGTCTCACCACTGTCTGTTTCTACACAATCAGTGGAACCGCATCTTGAGCATCTCATAGATAATTTTCCTTTAAATATTTAATGGAGACGGGCATCACGTCGAACGCGCCCTCTGGTGTAACTTCATGCAGCATAACCATTCCACGGAAATGCTTGTTTCCCTGTGGACCAAGATACGACTCATCATGTTCATAACATGACCCAGCGATAATCCCTGTGAGCCGTTCCCCATCTGCTCTGTACGACGTAGCTAGTTGTAGGCCCTGTTGGTGCCCTGCAATACAGCTCATGTGCTTTTTGGTAAGCATCATATTGGCAGAAGTGCAAGGGCGACCCATCTGGCCAGTTGTAAAGTAGTGGCTGAAAGCTATATTGCTCACCACCACTACTTCCAAGAAACCGTAGGTTTCCCATCCGTATTCCTTATACTTTAAGTCGTCTATTGAGAGCGTCCCATCGAGCTTAGGATCGCTATCCACTGCTCTCTGAATTCTCTGTTCGTGGTTGCCAAGTGTAAGAATGCGTCTAGGGATGTATCGCTCTTTGTGATTGCGCTTTGCTGCGGAGTTAAAAGCCTCCAATGGTTGTAGAAGAGTTTCCATAGCTCTGTTTGAGGACTCAATATCAGCTTTGTATCTTCGTCCTTCAAAGCTTTTCTTCCCAATATCATACGTAGACAAGCTTTCCATGTCTGCGAAATCTCCGATTTGCACAATGACATCAGGTTTCTTTGCAACAATGTAATTTCCTATAGCTGTTAGGAATGAAAAATCGTTTCCAGGCTTGCTCTGCACATCGGGAATAACCGCTATTTTCAATTCATATTTCCAATGTCGGGAAACTTAAGTCTTAGTGGCTGATGCTCAGCCTCTTCGTCGTCAAGTCCTGAGTCATATGGCTCGTCTAGGTTAAATTGCACACCAGCAGAAAGCAAATCATTAGTAGCGTAGTTAACTAGAAAACTCATTTCTCGTTTGTTGATGTAGCCATCCACCACAATGTTACCCTCTTCGTCGAAGCTTTTGATTCGTAGTTTCAAGTTTTTCCTTCTTAGTCTTTAGGTCGTGGCAGGTTTTGCATAATACTTGTAGATTTTCTTTCTCGCAATATAAATTCTCTACGAAAGTGTTCCAATCTACAAACCCCACAACAGGATCTACAACAGGCAGGATGTGATCCACATTTACTTGCTTAGCAGGGAACTCCCCACCACAAGAGGCACAGCGAAAATGCTGCGCAATACGCCCTGTTAAAGTGTTTACCTTTTTCTCTGTCTTAGATTCGTTTAATGTTTCAAAGCGAGGTGGCCAGCGTCTGCTGCCAGCCCGTAATGCTGACACAATAAAACTCTTCTTACGAGCCGGTGTCCATTCCACTGACGACTTCACACGGGGGATGCCACTCGTCGTTTTCTTTTTGCCAGATATATAAGCACCTCGCGTTAAGCATTAGTTCTTCATGACAGCTAAAATAATCTTTTACTCCATTGTAGTAAAAGACGGCCAGCTCCGATTCTGTGCCAGCAGAATCAATCCAATCTTCAAAGGCTGTTTCAAGGATGCGTTCTGCCTTCTTAGGGCCAATGCCCTTAGCTCCCTTAATGCCATCAGCAGAATCACCCACCAACATTTGGTAGTAGAAGAAGCGTAAAGCATCTCTAGGTGAGATGTAGTAGCGTGCCTTAGTCTTAGGATTGATGTGAAGACCTGGAATGGTATTTAGGTCTTTGTCAATACTGACAATGCATACTTCCCTATTAGGGTCACGCATCGCCTCAATACCAATTAAGTCATCTGCTTCACAATTTACACTCTCCACTGCTTTCCAATGATTGCGTAAACGGTCTTTACAGATTTGTAAATACTTAGGCTTAGGTGCTTTGCTACGGGCGCTCTTATACTCGGGAAATATAGCATAACGAAAGTTTGTGGGTCCTGTACAGAATAAAATATACTCTTCTGTGTTCAGGTCAATTAACAAACTCTCAATCATGCTATCAAGCTTAGCTTCTGCTGCTTGTGGACCTAAGTCCACTGTGTAAGCTTCTGTAGAGCCCCCTGAGGGGTCTACAAGCTCTTTATGATGCTCAGCTAGGTGAGCTGCTGCATAACACAGGCTGTCCGCATCTATGAGACTTAACATTACTCTCCAAGATATTCTTGATATTCTTCAATTGCAATGTCCCACCCATCCCAATTATCTACGCCTGCATTACGCAGGCAATTGAGAAGCATAGAATCATTCATTAACGTTTCATACTCCTTAGCAGAAAGGAGTACATCACCATTTGAATATTGAGTAGACATAATTAATAAGGAATGTCGTCAGCAGGAAGATCGTTAGGTTGGTCAAACAAGTCAGGAGCATTGTAGACATAGGCTACAAGCTCGTCTGCCAGCTTCTTAACGTCGTTTACATTGGGAGGTGTCTTAGCACCAGTAGTAAGGATAGACACAGCATGACCAAGAGAGCTTTGACGGACAATGAGTTGTTGGCGAGCTGTACGTTCTTCCTTCGTTTCAAAGTCTCGGTTAAAGCCACCATTGCTTGTTGGCTTTGGAACCGCTGTCGTCCCTTGTGTAGCCTGAGCTGTTGGTTGTGAGGTGCCATCAGACTTGACAATAGCTGTCCATTGCCAAAATTCATTCTCCTTTACCTGTGTAACCTCGTAGGTTTCACCACTCTTGGCTGTCTTTAGCACAGCGAATACAGCAGGATTGGCAAAGGACATAATCTTCTTAGTCTTTACGTCCTGCTTACCATTATATTCCTGCTTATAAACAACCTCTGCTTGTTCATAGCCCTTCTTACCGTTGGTGCCGGACCGTGAGGTAATTTCTACATTAACGATTGTAATTAGTGACATTTGATCTTTCAATAAATTTAAGTTGGTGGGGGATGATGGAATAATTTACAGTCCGCCGTGTGGAACATCCCCCGATGTTTTTAGAGTCTATACGTATATTATATCATTTCTAGAGAGCTTTGTCAAGCGATTTCTAAGTTCACCACTTCTCCTTTAGATTTACCATATTGTATTTCAGCAGTCATAGGAACCTTAAGTTGATATTTCCACACTTCCTGCACCATCTTAGGCAAGTCAGTTACTGACTGCAAAAGAATCTTACCTACGGCAGGTACATCATCAGGTTTGCATGAGGCCACCACTGAATCGTGAACCGTCGAGATAAGTTTGGCATCCATCCCACTCTCTTTAAGAAGCTTGTTAGCCTGTAGCCTACTAAGCATTACTAGGTCAGCCCCCGTTGATTGGACCAAATAATTTTTAATCTGTGTAATAGGCCAACGAAGGCCATTACGTCCAGGTTCAGGGGAGAATGGGAAATGCCTCCCATTAATGGGTGATACAAGCCTACCGTTAAGTTGGACTTCCTCTACAATTTTCCTATGCCATGTAGCAATACCGGCATATTTCTTATAGAAGGCATCAATTACTTCTTGCCAATATTTCTCAGACGTGGACACATCCTTAAAGTCTGGATCACTAGCATAGGAGTATGCGCTACCACCAAACAATAGACGGAAGATAAAGATTTTTGCAATGAGTCTAGACGGTAGTCCGAAAGCGTCTTGATTATTCTTATGCATATCCTGACGCTCTACAATTTCCCTAATCATCACTGGATCATTAGAAAGGTCTGCTGCAACACATACCTCCAATGACTTCACGTCCATATTAACAATCATAGGAACTAATTAAGTAGTTGTCCACTTCATGCGGAAAATTTTGGGCGTTTGGTTTCGAGCTACTAAGTCGTCCTGTACGTTCTTGGCACTGATTATATTGTGGATGGATATAGTCTCCCCAATTCATATTCTCCATCAACTGTGGGATGGCTTCTAGATATGTTCCCACGAGTTTTTCAATGTACGCAACTCTGTTGAGCTTTGCGAGTACCACCTTTTGAACATTGGTGCGGGCAGGAAGCTGTCCCAAAACATCAGAGGCAGTAGAGTAATAGCGTGTATTGTGAACAAGTTCATTATCTGGTTTCCCTTTGGTTTTTGCTAGTTCATCCTTAGGATTTGGACGGAAATACCCGAGGCAAGTAACGACTTCCAGTGAGTCAAGCACCGAGCGAACATACGTCTCGCCTTTTCTTGCTCCGCTTTTATAAACACGTTCCTCGTCATGTCGATGTTCGACCTCATAGGCACCACCAAATAATGCAACGGAAAGTTGGTCACCGCTGTTAAAATTGATGTTACCAAGAAGTTTCGTAAGCTCTGTTTTAAGCCCATTTAGTTCCTCTTTTAATGTATTAGCCTCTTGTAAACTCTTCTCCTTGTCAAACTTAATGCCGTTGTATTCCATTTCCTGTAGGACGAGGAGATCGGCTCCCTGTAATAGTATGAGCTTCTTTAGGGCGCCTGTCATCCGTGGGTCTTCCAGTTGCTTTAGATATACTTGGTATGTCAGCTCAACGTCGTAATTATTATATTCCTCTACTACATCAGCAGGAATATTTTCTGTGCTGATGCCTTTCTCCCAGAAGGAAGCTACTTCGTCGAGCTTCGTGGGAAGCTCATATAACTCTGCTAGGCTGTTTAGGGAAGCGAAAGAGTTAGTCTGACCAGAGAGCACAAACTCAGCCAACTGCACATCCCAAACACGACACCTAGCAGGTAAACTCCCTCCGAGATTAGAAAGCCAGTGGAGATCAAACTTACAATTACAGCCAATGAAAAGAGTAATGCCAGCAACAACATCCTTTAGATGGGATTTAAAATCAGGTTCGTCATACCTAGCATGGTGTATGTCAACACCATCAGAATGTGAATAGGTTACAGCGAAGTTGCGTGAGTCAAATGCGTTCCCATTATTATATATAGAGGTCTCAAAATCTAAGACTAAGGTGGTCATTCATCCTCTGTGTAATGTTCTTCAAGTTCCCAAGGAAGTGTACTATTGGTTAATAGATATTCTAACTGTACTTCTGCAAGCTCTTTATTCTTGAAGATGGTATTAATATCTAGATAACCATCCATAGTATAATAGCAAATAATATAAAGTTTCATTGGAGCATGTACCTCATGCGACTATTCATCTACGAAATGGGACACTTGAACACTAAACTTAAATCCCACTATATTCCTATCAGCGAAGTCTTGTGTGTAAGCATCGGCTAGTTCCTCTGCTCGTTGTAGCGTCCTGCAAGTATCTAGGACATGCACTTGATTAAGAATGCCGTAGTGGCGTAGCACTACATAAAGAGTATCTCTATTATTCATTTCCAATTTCTTTCTGCACGATAGCATCCCACTCTTCGTTTAGATTGTCTAGCAGGTCAGCAATTGCTTTTAACACCTGACTAGATAGATAACCATTACCACCATTATCAGGCCACCAATAATGGTAGCCATCGTCTGATTGCTCTACAACACCACAATAGTGTCCATTAGGTGCATAGAGCCTATTGCCTTTAATATAGAATTGATTACCCATATGTAATAATATCCTGGTAGCGCGCCACCTGCGGCTTGATTAATACCTCGAACCTGCCGTGCCTAAGTTCAGCAAGGCTGTCCGTGTCCCCGGTGAGTTTGTTCTTACTAATATTGAGAAAGCGTATGTTTTCTGTATTTGGGTCGTGCGTCTTGCCGATGCCGCATATGAAATCTGCTTCGGCCTGCTTCGACGTTTTAGCATTAGCAACGTGCTGCATTGTGAGCCAGCGCTGCCCTTCTGCAGTTCCGTCAGCCTGCGATACCCCGATGAACGGGCCATACGATTTCGCAAGCTCCCGCGCCCATTGGTATATTGCGCCGTACCGTAGGTCATCTCTATCAGCATCGAATCCTTTAACTTTATCGAGTTGATCCGCCAGTATAAGTCCAACCCCACTAGACGCTGCAAGCACTTTCTCCACGAGACTGCGGGTAAGTGATGCATCATCGACCAAGCGGAACTTCTCACCAACTTGAGATTGAAACTTTGCTTTGTACAGGGAAGCATTTGCTATTAATGTTTGTAATTCTACACCAAAATATGCTTGATAGATGCGGAGCATTACTTTCTTACCTTGCTCCTCATTATTAAACCAAATGATTTGCTTATCAGTTTGGTCAAGCATATTCGCTATTTCAGAGGCAAGGAATGTTGTCTTCCCTGTCTCTGGTCTTGCGAAGATAAATCCGAAGTCGCCTTGTCGCAAGCTGCCAAGGCTTTTATTCAGACAATCTAGTCTCCAGCGTAAGCCATGTGTAGTAACTACGTCAGATAGCAGAGTATCTAGGTCGGTGGTAACGTATTCGGTGTCGTCAGCTTGCTCCACTGTTTTGCCCAAGAGCTTTTCAGAGAGTTCTCCCAACTCTTCAAGCGAGGCAAAACCTTGCGTAAAAGAATATGCTTTCTCTGCGAGCTGCAAGGCAACCTTGTTGCGTGACATTGCAGCGAGAATCTCATGTCCCACATCCTCAGATACATCCAGAACAGAGAGTTGGTCAAACAACGCTGCATAAGTTTCCTTAGCAGCGTCTGGATATTTTGCATAAAAGAATCCTTGTAATTCATCTATGTTTATGTCTTTTTGAACCTTATCAAGAAGTTCAAAAAGACTAATAGTAATATAATATAGTTCTTTAATATTATCTTTAAGAGACTTAGTGTCAACTAAGTCTCTATAATTAATATAATTATTATAAGAACATAATAGTTTAATAAGTTTTAGTTCATTCATTACATATGTCTTTAATTCCTATACTTCTATTATAGCATTTTTGCAGGAGGATGTCAACCCCCTGCAAGGAAGCCTCTAGGAGCCTCTGTAGGCGCTTCAGGCTACGAGGCCCTTACCTCACTGTCGTTAGAGCCTTCTTGGGGTGTTTTAAGGGCTTCTAGGTCGGTTCGTAGGGCTAGTGCTACACCAATGTTGCGACAGCTCTGAATCATACAAGCGTCAACGGCTGCGTTCCATGCAGCCCTTAAGTCGTTCTTATCGAGATACATCTTTCCACCAACATATATTTTATTTAAATACTCTTTTGTGAAGTCATCAAATGTCATTTAACACCTCTTTAATAGTTTGTAAAGGAAGCTCCTTAGCATCCTTATCAGTAAACAAATTACGTACAGGCTTACCTAGCAGCACGGACAACCTATGTCCACGTTTAGCAGCTAAGGCTTTCTGATCGGCGTCTAACCACATTACGACAGGCAAGCTGATATATCTAAGAGTTTTTAGGTGGCAGTCGTGAACATTAGTACCAAATAAAGGCAGACAACAAGCGCCACTAGCAGCAACTTTATGTGCTGATATAATGTCTTCAACACAAACTATCTCCTTTACATTGCTGTAGTCGCCAATTAGGTGACTTCTTTCGTGGCAGGCGCCGTAGGCGAACCACTTTCTAGGGGCTGGGGAAACGGCCACATCACTTGCTCCTTGCTCGGGAGGTATATATCTGCCAAGGGAGAAGTCGAGGGGGTTGCCGACTTTGATGATGAGTCGGCTTTCCCTTTCAGAATAGCCGCAATGGGGTTGCCAGTAGCGCCATGATAGACCATATTGCAGGAGCCACTGCCATGCTCTGCTGGGAATGTGTTCGCTGTAGTCGTAAGGGAGCTTTGCTTTGTCTTTTGTTGATATTTCTTCATCTGTCTTTATCCTCTTGTAATTGTCTGGAAACTGGTGAAACCCGCAGCTAAAACAATGAACACCACCATCGCTATACACCCCCAGATTATCCCCACGCCTATCGCCACCACGTTCTCTACAAGACGGGCAAGCCTCATAGCGTAGGAATTTCGCCACTGGTTTCTAGTTTCTTCTCAAAGATGAACAGTGTGTTACGAGGACCATTTTTGTAATTGGTATTACATGCCTTCTTACTCTTGAAGATGATATGGTCTGCGTATTCTGTTTCAAATTTCGCCATATCACTTGCTTGGCCTGGACCAAAGATGACGAGATAAGTATCTTCATCTTTCATTGTGAAGGTTCGGTCTTTATAAGTCCTCGAGTTATAGTCGTAATATCTACGACCATCTATCTCATAAACACTAAGTGAAACCAATGCCATAATTACTCCACAGTTTTAACTACAATGGTTAATGTTCCATTGCGGGTTTTGACATGAGAAAGCACAGACTTCTTACGTCGTAGATTGCCTCCAATTTCACCTGCATAGATGTTAATGCCCCGCCCTGTGTTTGGACGTTGCACAGCCTTAGGGTTCCATGTAGCTCCACAGCAAGAGCATGGCCATGGCCTGTCCCAATGATGAATGCCATCACCATGAGAATTAACCAACATAATAGTCGCAGAGTTAGTCATAACTTTCCTCGTCCCATTCTGAGTCTTCGTGATTGTCAAACACGTCGTCTTCTACACGTTCATAGGGGTTTAAATCAGATCGTCCCATAGTTGGAATAGCAGTATCTTTCAGACACTGCAAGCATGTGTCTAAGAAGTCTAAAGTCTCAGCGTGGCGCAGACAGCTTTCATAGTCCGTCAATGCCTTATTGCAGCATGAGCAGCGAATTTTAATTCTCCTGCCAAATCTTGTTATTCAGGATTCGGCTAATTTGAGTTGGGCTAGTTTGAAACTTCTCTGCAAACCAACGTAAAGGCTTTTCAGGGTACAGGGATTTGTGGTATCTAATCATTTTTGCAACATCAAGGGATAACAAACGATGCTTTGGATTACGTATAAGTCCTTTTCTACCCTTAGAAACCATATCTAATGTATTATCTAGATGTGTGCCAGTAAATAGATGTTTAGGATTGACACATCCTGGATTATCACAGCGGTGGCAGACCAATGCTCCAGTAGGTATTACACCATTGTAAAATTCATATGCATATCTATGGGCTTTGTACATCACCCATTTGTCATTAATCTTTCGTCTAAAATGGCCGTAACCGAATCTATACTTACTACCAATCCATGTCCAGCACTCTGTTACTGGATCATAGATCACCTTGTGTAAAAACCTAGCCTGTTCGTCTATTGTCTTGCGCATACTTGCTCCTAAAAGTGGAGCCTATATTATACACTATTGCATGCAGGATGTCAATAGGACAACGCATTAGTAATCATACTCCGACTTAAGGGTTTCTAGCTTCTCTGAAAAGAACCACTTGGAATCAGTGTCCACTTCTGTAACAGGTGACCCGTCACCATCACATTGAAACCAAGACAAAGTTTCCATAAAATCACGTACTTCCTGTGCTTCTTCACGGGTAGCATAGCGCATTACAGATGACGTGCCATCACCATTGTCTCTAGAGAACTCATACCACTTCATTTTAATCTTCTCCAACTTCAAAATAGACAATCTTCTTTACAAACTCGTAATAGTTGCAAGGATTTAGAAAAACTACCTGCCATACAGTAGTTTCATTATGCCGTACTAACCAAGCAATCTTACCCTTCATACAACCACCTTAATATTCTTGTCTTCCATAATGGCATCACTCCACTTAATCAGTGTAGTGCCAGTCATGCCAGGGCGAGCATTCACTTCAAGGGCGTATGTCTTGTTGTTTCGCTCGTTCCAGATGAGGTCAACAGCCCCTTGGCTGCGGCCCAAAGCTTGTACAGCAGCAATAGCGGTAGCAACAAGGTCGTCAGGAACAACGACATCATCCCTACAAAACACATAGCCATTAGCTGTATTCCGAACTTGGGTGTTTCTCTCCTCAGACCAGCCAGCCTTCTTACGTTTCTCTTGAACATCAATTACTTTGTTGTTATAAACGTGTGCTCTAAATTCCTTCTTCTTCTTGATGTATTGTGTGTATAGCGGAGCCTTCTCAAGAAGGCCCTCCTTGTCATGAATTGACAGGCCCCTACCCTCACTACCACGAAGAAGTTTGCGGGCCACCACGAGGCTTCCAGGCAGCTCCTTGGCCCCTTCTATTGTGGTGGCATATGCTGGCGCTGAAACCTGCGCTGTGGTGAATGCTTGTAGCTGTGTAAGTTTGTCCACACCTTTGTCAAAATGTACAGCAAGACGCCTACGTACACGGTGAGGGTACACCCGAAATACCCGATAGCCTACACGCTGTGTAAGTTCCTCTTGTAAGTTCTTCAACGCTTGAGAGCGTAGATTGTGAGACGAGATACAAAGTTTCTTTTTCATGTTAGTGAACCGAATGTTGTTGTTGCTGTTGCTCCTGCACAACAGAAGCCACTGAGCGTTGAACCAACAGGCTTGCCTTCTCACCCCATAGGGTTAGATAGCCCTGTCCCTTGCTGTCAATAATGTTCTTCCAAGCATGATTGGCAATGTTGACGTAGAACACTGGACGTTTGGTGTCGTCATTGCCAGTCATAGCTGCCTCTGCAACAGCCTTAGTGACACGAAAGACAACAGGAACATCCTGTAGCCCTGCTGAGACAAGTTGGCCTACGAAGATGAAATCTCCATTTGTGTAGCCTGGATAGGCAATAATGTCATCTACAACACAGCGATGGACGCTGTTGTTACGGAAATGTCCGTTACGTAGAGCCATTACAGCAGAGTAATTAATTGGTTGCTGCCAATCAGGGATGCGATTTAGCCCTAGGTAGTAGTCGAGTTCTGGTGGGTTAGGGTCAAGCACTAAGACGCTTGAGTTTTCTACATTAGACTTGTCGATATATTGCGCAGGAATAACTTCACGTCCATGACTGCCATAGATAGCACGGCTTGCCCAGCTCGTGCCATATGCACAAGCATAGTTGCCATTGTCATCCCAAGGCACCGTTCCAGTATTGTGAAATCGGTACTTGTGATCGACATCCTTGTAATTCAGAGTGCAGCCCTTGTCTGCATTGAGAGTCCATGTATGCAGATTACCAACAGGAAAGTTTGCAGCATCCTTCTTCCAATTGGTTTCTTGACGCTGCATAACGAAGTCAAGGATGCCAGTTTCTGACGTGATGTACCAAGCATTGTGGTTGGACGTATGAGCTAGAGGGCGCTCGTTGTTACGAATAACATGCAAGTCCTTCTTCTCAACATCATACCAGATGAATGCATATGCTGCATTAATCTTTTGTAATGCTTCCTCAATATCAGGGGTTTCAGCAAGGACGTGGGCAATAGCATGGCTGTCCACTTCTACGTCCTTATGCTTCTTGTGGTCGCCGTACATAGAGCCATTGTGCACAAGGACAAGCTTGTCATCCACCCAGAATGGGTGAGCGTTCTCGTCCGTGATAGACCCCCGTGTTGCCTTGCGATTGTGTCCAACAATAGCCCAGCCATCTGAGATAGCCTTCTTCTTGAGTTCCTTCCACTCATCAGACTTAATATACGTAGGGCCGTCTACAGCCCCCTTGGCAATCTCCACATTGCCGTCGTTAGTTACTAGGAAAACACCTGTGCTGTCAGGCCCCCGCAGGGTGTCAATGAACAACAGGTTCTCAAAGATTTCCATATCCTTGTATGAAAATCCATATTTACTTTTAGTAATTGCACATACCAAGCCGCACATAATAGTCCTTAAAAAGCTGTGTCAGTGTTATTCCGAGCAATAGCAGCATTTACATGACGCTGTAGCTCATCAATTGTAGGTTCACCTTGTGGTGCAGGCTGCGGAGCAGGGACAGGTTGGCCAAAGCCTGGAGGCAGAGCAAATGGATTTTCTACTCGCTGGTCCACTCGTAGAAAGGCTCGCTCTGGAGCAGGACGAATACGCGGTTGTATAGCAGCCGCCAGCATAGCATCAATTTCTGCCATTGTTAACTGTCTAGCTTGTTCCGGAGCAACTTGTTCCGTTGGTGGCTCTACGATACCCGTCCAATCTCTAGGCAAAGCGTCTACCGTGTCATCCATAATTACACGAGTGTAAATGTCACCATTTACAATATTACCTGTAAACTCGCCCACAGCAGGAGCTGCTCTAACAGGCTGAGGGGTGTCCTCAGCCACCCTGTTGTCATCGACAAGCAGCAGCTTACAATCGACAATGCCCATAGCCAAGAGTTCCTTGTAAGCAGGCAACCCTGTGAGCAGTGAGGAATACTCACCAAACACATTCTCAACAAAAGCTCCATAATTGCTTACAGAGTTCATGTTGGCAATTGTCGCTCGCAGCTCCTTGTATGACACCTCACATGCATACTTGAAAATGGAGCCAATGATGTTCAGCCATGCTGTGATGCGAGTGATGTCACACGTACCCTCTAAATGACGAAACTCAATGGTGCCCTGCTCACGGATGGGCAGAAGATTTAATGCAGTGTATTTCTGCCACCTGCGTACTGTGCTGTCTGTATCACTAAGAAACTTATAGACAAACTTGTTGCTGATGTTGCATTGATACCAAGGGATGCAGAAGATGTTTTGCTCGCGCTCCTCACCAATCCAGGCAAACAACACACGCTCTAATGCTTGATACAACACACAGACATTACGTAGCTGATGCTTGGTGAGGTTTTGGCAATTGACATGAACGTGTGTAGAACAGCGTTCTGAATAGTTTCGCTGCTTCACCTCAAAGTGCTGATAAAAGCCCTCAAGCAAGTGAGGAACAAACTTGCTATATGTAGGCTTGGTGATGGCCTCTATCGAGGCGCCACGCAGAGAGCCATCTGACGTAAATGAGAAGCCACGATGTGAAGCCTCCTCTTCAACATCCCATCCCTCAATCTCAAGCTCTAGCCCTACAATGAGGTTGGGATTTACAAGCTTGTATTCAGGATGCTCCTTATACCACTTATCAGCCAGCATAATGCGGCTAACGTCTTGGTTGTTCCAGATTTCCTTAATTGTTGTCATGCTGACTCCTGTTGCTTTGTCATGCCCGAACCACTTCAACTTCAATCTTACGTTCACGAACAACATCGACAAGTTCTTGGTAGAACATATCGTCTCTCACCTTAATTACCGGAACCTTACCAGCATAAGAAATGGTGCCAATATCCCTGTTGTATAGATATACTATATGATAGCGAATACCAAACATAGGGCTTAGGAGCTGTACAGTGACTAATGGATCAAGCTTGGTTTCATACACCGGGTTGGTGTAAGCTGTGATAGACCTTGCGTTGACATTGATAGGGTCGCTATAACCCACATCAACAAACGCTGTATTGTTGTCAGACATGCCCCGTGAGTATTGCCGAGCAGGCCGCCGTTCTGCAAGGATAAGCAAATTATCCATTGTAAATAGGCGCTTCTCAATAGGGACAAACTGGAAGAACACACCTTGATCTACCTTGGCAGTGTATTCGACACCAGCAGCATCAACGAACTTAGTTTCCCTCTCGGTAATGGTTGAAAGATAGACAAGGATTTTCTCGCCACTAGGCAGTGGGTAATATCCATACACACCTAGATAGCGTTGTCGAAAATCCCTTGCCCCACCAGATGTAAATTCTTCAAGAGCCATTATACCACCAATAGGTTATACTTATCAACGAGATTCTGCGCAAGCTTCTTATCATTTTTATTAATAGCCTTAATAATGTTCAGTTGTTCTGCCTCTACATCGAACTTGTTCGACACTGCATCCAGTGCGAGAGTGACACTATCCCATACCCAAGACATAAGCTTGTCGTCAAACACCCAGAAGTTGCTGAGAGTGCGATATTCCTGGCCATAGGACTTGGGACGGAATGCCCCAGCCTTGCCATAGAGCTGCTTACGCAACTCACCATCATCCATCAGGACAGAAGGCACCCCAAGAAACAAATCACAAGCACGGATAACAGCTCGGCGATCAAGGCCAAGGTGGCTAGAACCAATATGGACGTGTCCACCACAGCTCCGTAGAGCCTTGTCATCAGCCTTGGGGCGAGGGTTTGGCTTGCCAGTCCAAGCATTGAAATCTGGGTCGCATCCAAAGACAAAAGCTCGTGGATCACTTAGTTCCTCCTCAGGGAAAGAGACAGCCGATTCCTTGTGAAACTTGAAGTTGTACAGGTGACCAACGTGTCCCTCAAGATAGGTGGTGGCCTTTACAATGTTGGAAACAAATTCCTCCTTGCTCCCGCTAGGCGGGATGTTGAATTCAAGGGCAACATTATCTTCCTGCACCATGAAGCCATCACCAATAGGCAAGGGCATAGGACAGTCTTTAGTGCCCCCTAGTAGTCCAATGATGCTCTTTACAGCACCGTCCTTAGCGACGAAGATTTCTGGGTCTGCACCAGCGAAAAATTGCAAGCTCATATTACAGCCTTGTATTAATCATGTTGAGAAGGGAAACATTAGCTGGATGGGAGTCATCCAGCCATTCGGGATGCCACTGAGGGGCAAAGCCTCTGATCTTGGGATAGTAGACAGCCTCAGGTTCTACAGGTGGCGTGATAGACCTTCCGTCGCCCACTAGGTGGACAGGGCTAAGTGGCTTATCAATCCACATTAGCATTTCATGCTCTACATCAAACGGATATTGCATCTGATGATGACATGAGTTAGTGTACACCTCCTCACCTAGCAGCGTCTTGACCTTGTGATGTGGTGGATGGTCAATGTGCTGAATCAGATAGCCGCCTGCGGCAGCACATAGCATCTGAGCACCACGGCAGATGCCAACGATAGGGATGTTTAGCTTAATAGCCTGTTGTAATAGCGCCCATTCAATGCGGTCACGGCGTGAAGGTTGGTCACCAGCACCAGTGTACTCATGCACAGGATGATTGTACAGGCTAGGACTGATGTCCTCACCCCCATGCAGCAACAGGATGTCATCGGTGCCTAGCTCAGTTGGATGTTCTACAACATCAAAGTCTGAGACATTACGTAGGTTGCCGAATGGGCCAAAGCCTCGGTAAATAGCGGATACAAGTCGTGTCATGTAATGTTCCTTAGTCGTGTATTAATAGTTGTAATTTCCGTTGAGATGTTGTCTAGGAAATATTCAGCATAAGCGCAGCAGGTTTCCTCCATTTTCTTAATTTTGCGATCAACAAGATACCAGAAGATAGCAGCAGGTACAGCGTAGATAGCTACAATTACGACGAATAGTCGCGCAGTTTCATAAGCAGTCATGCTGGCAACACACCTTTCTCACTGACTGTCTTTTTCTTGGCAGCAGCAGGCTTTTCCGTTTGGAAGATGTGCTGCACATTGGACACCAATACTTCCTTACCTGGGTGGGAAATAGCCAGATGCTCAGCCAAAGCATTTGCATGTGCTTCCGTTTCCACTTGGAAGAAGGTATTAGTTTCTGTAATGCCATACTTCTGCACATCGCAGCCTTCGCTGCGTAGTTCAGTTTCCATAGCAACACGAGTGCGCCCCGCCATAATTACATCAGCGTAAAGCGCGTTCTTCTTAAGAAACACTACGTACATTTGTTGTCCTTATTAGTCTGCTTGGATGGCAGAGTTCAAAAGTTTGCAGGTCATACAGGAACACCTCAATACATCGGCATTCATAGTCTACCCATTCCAGCTTACCGAATGAATTGGCATCCAGTATTTCAGTAATGAGTCCCATCATACCTTTATACTTAACGTGTTCACCTTCCAAGAATTTACAATTGGATAATACCCTACCGTGGATAAACCTTAGATGGTCTTGACTTCCTACGTCTCCGCTCCATTCTCTCCCTTCGCTTCGACTTCTTTTTTTTTCTTCGGGGGGCGGCTCATGCTTGATGATAGAGTGCACTAGCATGTTATGTCCTTATCTGTAAGCTCAGTCCATCGCCAAGGCTCAGTCCAGAACTTGGTGCCATCAGAGTTTTCAATCAGCAGGCATTTTGGTTCCTTCTCACCTTGCTTGCACATGAAGTGAATCTCTTGAATGTCCACCACAACAAACTGCGCAGACTCAGGAATGATGTCTAGTTCAAGAAACTTATTCCTGATGATAGACCCCTTTACGAAGGGAACAGTTGATAGGAATGTGGCATACCCCAGCTTGTCATACCTAGCTGCATTACGGGAAGGCACCACTGTTTGATATAAGGCTAGAGGAGCCTTGTGTTTAATAATACTGTGTAAAAGCATTAAGCTTCTCGTTTAAATGGAAGCACCCATTGTGTAACGAAATTCCCTGAGTTTGGATTGAAGAAAGGCTCAGCGTGTGAAGCATCAGGCCAATTGTCCACAAGTTGCTGCACCCATCCAAACACATATCTGTGCTTTCCCCCGTTCGTGCTGCGGCGGATATGCTCAGTTAATGTCAGAGCACCAATACCTCCCCAGGTTTCGTCAGCCCATGTGTGAAACAACTGAATTAGCTGTGGAATTTCTTCCTTGGTGAGTGTGTGATAGCCACCACCAAAATTACCAATTTCCCGCATACCACAGCAGAAGTAATAGCAGAGAGGCACACTGAAACTCCCAATTCGCTCTCGTGTCTTTACATTGAAAATTTCAAAAGTGGTTTTCGCATACCAAGAATACTCGTTGAGTGCATAGTTGATTGCTTCATCAGCGGATTGTGGCCCACTGTAATACCTAATTGTAAAAGGGTTTGTCATTTTAGCATGTGTAAGAGATGACTGAAACTCCCCAAGCCTTACAGGCAAGGGAGCAGATCGGGCAAGGCGCGGCAAGCGCCGGTTTTCCATCCTTGTAATAGCGTTCAACAAATATCTTGTACGGACGCACGCTGCGGCAGCGAAGCAACGCAGCAATTTCGGCATGTAAATATTCCCGCTCAGGAGCACCGCTTAGCTTAGCGAAATGCGCCTGAATTGGATGGGTTTTTCCGTAGTTGTTTGTCGCTGTGGAAATTACTCTACCACGTTTGTCATAGCATGTTGCTCTGACGTGATGACGGGCCATGATAGACCTTCGTGTTTGAGGTTGTACCCCATTACAATGATGTAATCACATGCTGGGTTTACTCTGTGCAGACTGTGTAGGATGGGATCATCCACGTTCAGATAGAGACATGCGAACTTACCAAATGGCATATCAATGTCTTCAACAGGACGACCCATGTAAGCGTTTCTTATGTGCTGTGTGTCCATTGCTTCCACCTCTTTATATAGCAACTTGTTTCGTATCCTCGGACATTCCCATCAGTGAGCAATACAACTGTGTAAATGTCAAAGGGCCACCAAACCTTGGCAATAACCTGCCCAAACTCATTCATCTGGGCAACGCTGTATGTTGTCTCTCCATTGTGATGCAACAGGATGACAACACGTCCTGCGACAAGCCAAGCCCATAGACGAATGAGGATGAGCACATTACACTCCTGTATTAAATGTTGCCCTTGACACGGCCAATGGCGGCGTTCATCTTCGCTTCACGCTTCTCACGTGCAGCTTGCCGCTTTGCTTCGCGTTCCTGACAGATTACATGCGTTGGGTTTTCCTTGCACGCGGCCTTCAGCTCCTCAATCTTGCTGCTTGCGGCATGGGCATGGGATGATAGACCCAGGAATGCTGCGGCTGCAATAGCCAGCAGGATAGCGACATATGTAGGGATGTTACGCATTTTTATCAGTCCTTAAATACAACAGTGTAATTGTGGCTGTTCGTGGCCAGCCACGCCATATCGTCGAGGAACGAGTCAGGTGTGTACACCTTCCACTCCGTCCAGCCGATGACAGGCAGGTTAATTCTGTATTGCTTCACTGTGACACCCTTGCGTGTCTCGACTTGTTCGAGATTCATAGTTCATGCCCACCGAGGTAAAAGAATGTAAAGTCGTAGGTTTCATGTTCCAGTTCGTCACACCACTTATGCGTGATGTACGCATTCTGAAACTGTCTGTCCATCTGACTGAGAAACTCGATCCGCTGTCCTTGTTCCAATGTGATTTCCATTTGCTTCTTTCAGAAAGGAGAGGGTTACACCCACAATTTCGTAATAGTTGTGAGGATTACAACCTTGTAAACATTCCATGTATTCATCGGAGATGTTGTCCTTGTCATCTTCAAGGAACGTGGACACAAGGCGCTGTTGTCCTGACGGATAGGTGCAGAGGATAGCGTATTTCATATTACACCTTATTAATAGTGGTGGACACCACGAGAATCGAACTCGTGCAGATACTAGAGTTACTAGTAGAGCTTGCAAGCCAGCTTGAGTGCCCATTAATGGTACGCCGTATAGGAGTCCAACCTATGACCCCGAACTTAGAAGGTTCGTGCTCTATGCTGCTGAGCTAACGGCGTGTATTACAATAGTGTATTGTGCCCTATTTCAAGGCACACGCTTTCGTTGTGGATCGTAGACTAGCTTTCGCCTTAGCTCCCCACAATTACACCATATTAATTGTTTCGTTCCTTACGAAACAAAGCGTGCAATGTCACCCAGCTTGGCTGTTGCACGGGGAAACGAACGAGCCGGTGCCCCATTTTGGAAAGCTCGCGTGGCAATGCGCAGCTCCAGCTCACTGTAGATGCGGTCACCGAAATCACCATTGATGCCAACCCGGAAACCGCGAGCTTGCGAGCGAACTTCCACCTTTTTCTGAGGATAGGCAGTGTGGAAAGCGTCGATGTAGGAATTGATGAAAGACATTTTAAGCTCCTGAAAGGACGTGGGCTTGTCCCACTATTAACTTCGTGTAAAAACGGCTAGAAGGACCGTTTAAAGCCCTTCCAGACCCATTGCCTCAGTCGGCCTTCTCAACGGCCAGGCCAAGGGCAAGCAATTGTTCCTCGCACAGAGACATAACTGCTTCGACAGCGGCCTTGTCTGCCGCGTCAATCACTTCAAGCTTGGCAATGTAGTTGTACAACTTTGTAATGCCATGTGTGGCCTTACGGCCCCTCTTGTCGCCTTCACCAAGTGCGCGCAGATGCTCACGGGCCGTGCCGACGATGGTATGATACGATTGCTCAAGATCAATCGTAAGGCCCTTGTCGAGTGCCTTGCAGATTGTGTTCATTTCCGCGAGGCGCACCGACGCCGACGCATTGATGGCCTTGTAGAGCTGAGTGCCATTTTCCTTCACGAGCACACGCCGTTCCTTGATGACGGCACCCAGGTAGGACGTGAAACCCATGCGACCATCGGAATCGAGGTCCACGAGGCTCTGCACATACATCTTGAGCTTGCCAGCTTGGCTCTGCAATTCGGTGCAAAGCATATCTGCCAATGCAGCGCCGGCACCTTTTCTGGCCTTTTCATTGGCGAGAGGCTGATTCAGGGCGTCATGAGCCGAGATAGGCTGAGAGACACACACCTCAGCGATAGCAGACTTGATGGCACCTTGAGCGGGACGGGTATGGACTTTCGACATATATTCCACGTTTGTAAAAACGTGCTCCATTAATAACAAACCAGTAGCGGACTGGCAACCGAATAAGCATGTTTAATAGCTCAATTACAAACCATTAAATATGCCTGCCGGTCTGGGCCAGCACGCCGGCCTAGTGCCTCAGTCTCACGAC